TTGTGAGCTAGCGATCCACGGGTTGCTGCTGCGTCTCGATCTTGCTCAGAACCTGGTCGAGCCAGCCACCGTTCCAGGGCTTGTTGTTGCCATTCGGGTGCAGTCTCTTTGAGGATGTGCGTAACGCTGTGAAAAGTGCTGCCAGTGTTATCCCGATACACGCGGAAAGGCCCAGAATCATCACGTACCAGGGAACTTTTCCGTAAGGTACTTAATCTCTGTTGTGATTCTGTAGCCATATATGCGTAAGCTGATTAACCTTTGGATCTATTAGATGGTGTGAGCTTACCCAACCTTTATAGGGTCCGACAGTAATACGAACCATTCCGTCGGGTTCGTTATATATCTCCGGTGGTGGTGCTTGACGTTCCAGCACAATTACTTGCTCGGGATTTCTGCGGTCATGAGTGGGTGGTTTTTGTACAACTCGAACAACCCGGTGAAGTGACCGTGCCAGGGGTGATCCTTTCTGAAGCGAAGACTTTTGCGGTACAAGAATTCTAGGCGAGCTACGCGAGCGTTCTGCTCTTGGATGTCTTCCGCACCGTAAGAGGTCATGCAAATACACTTTCCCAGATTTACTATAGCCAATAAAAAACCGCCCCTTGTTCAAGGGCGGCTAGCTCTCCCACTACCACTGTAGTAGTGAATAACATCCGTGCAAGTCAACGGGTGTAACAGATCCCTCGGTAACAGAGAGTGGTGGATTTGGCGGCTACGGCTTGAGCAGTTTTCAGCGCTTGCTTCTTCTGCTGCTGCCGTTGAATCAATGACAGAACGTTCATTGTCCGGTAACAACAACTACAAATTTAGTCTACGAATGGGTGGCGTTCCAGTGGATACATACAACAAAACCCCGAAGTTGGGGAAACCTCGGGGTTCTGAAGCTGTTAGACACGACCGCGAGACCGAAAAATGGTCATCACAGGTGAAAGTAAACGGCCGACCAAAGTCGTTTACTCGATCATACTAAGGCGTTCCAGGAAGTTTGTCTAGAGGGTTTCGCCAAAGGGGTTGCCGCCGACCATGAGTTGGCCGAGGTCGTAACCCTTGTTTTGTGCTTCGCTCCAAGCATCGTCAATCACCTGCTGCATTCCCTTTTTACGGGGTGCAGGAAGAATCTTGTACTCGGTCTGCATCTTGAGTCCCTTGCGAGACACAACAAGATCCCAATCTTGAATGACCTCGTAGTCTTCTTGTTGGGAAATATTGTCCAACTCTTTGATAAGAGTTTTTTGGCCAAGTTCAAAAACCTTCACCTTGCTGTCTTCGTAATCGAAGCAGAAAAAAGATAGGGCGAACTTAGGTTTTTCTAGTTCTGTACCCTCGTAATTCATTCGCTGAGTGAAATCACCAAGTTCTTGAAGAATGTCTTGAGTGCTTGGTTCGTCGGCAAAACGAAAAGGTTTCTTTTGGTCGCCGTTTTCACCCCAGACGGTCCAATATTCAAGGGGTTCTGGGCTGAGAATTGCGATTCGATATGAGTCGCCGTCGCCCAATTTGCTTGCAGTGAGGTAACCGCCAGTACCACTGCCGCCACCACTAGCGATGCCGGATGCTTTTGCTGAAATGAAGCCCATGAGAGCGTTGTTCTTGCTCGGTTGGCTCGTACAGGCTAGTACAGCTGAACAGGGTTGACAACGCTCCGTAAGATGAAAAAAGCCCCTCAGGTCGAGAGAACCCGAGGGGCGTCTGTAAACGTCCTGTATCACTTTAGTATGAGACTCACTGATCTCGTCAAGCAATTACCCATGGATTGGGTACTTGCGCCCATCTACCGCAAAGGCGCGAAGATGGTGTCCGGCAAAGACGCCACCGGCAAGAACCCTCTGGAGATTGCGTTCGACAAGTCGCTCAACCGAGATGACGTAGCGCTCCAGCTGGAAAAGAACTCAAACCTCGGGGCTGTAGGTCTCTTTACGGGTATTCGAGGTAAGGGCATTGTCATCCTTGACGTTGACCGTAATCTTGCTTCTTTGAAACGTAAATGGGGCAGCGATTTAGATGGCGCTCCAGTCATTACATCTACCAAGAAGAACGCCGCTAAATATATTTTTCGAGTTCCGGAACACCTTTGGGGTGAGGTTTCTGGCTTTGGTCACTCTGAAGACCATTGTGATGGTTACGAGGTTCTGTTTGGTGCTCAGGGCGTTATCTACGGTGCCTACCCAGGCTCACAAGACAGTAAATGGCCTGCGGGTGAATACAGCTTTGAAGGCGATCCAGACAACGTCCCAGAGGCCCCTCCGTGGTTACTTGCGGAGATGCGGCTTGCTAAGGCCCCAAATAGTTTCATCAAAAATCGCACTGCTCTTGATCTAACCGACCGCACAGAAGACGAGATTGCGGTGATCATCAATGACTGCCTTGACGTCATTCAACCCCGTGGTGCTGGGCAACGTGATCACTGGATTCGGATCGGTATGGCGATCCACAGTGTTCTGTCGAATGACCTAGGTCTTGAACTTTGGTCTAAGTGGTCTGCGAAGGATCTTGACTTCGCTCATGAATGGGAAGGTAATCAAAACCCTTGCAAACAGCCCTGGAATTCATTCAAAGCTGGTGGGCGTATCGGCCTTGGGTCTCTGATATATCAAGCAGACTTGATCGATCCAAAGCGCACCAGGTTTGGTGATGCAAGTAAGAAGATTCTTGAGTGCGCTGAAGCTGTTGTTCAGCGATTTAAGGAGATTGGTGTCTCCTACGACGAAATTATTCGTCGTGGTATGGCCGCTTATGAGCTTGAAGATACTGCCCGCATGAATTACGAACTCCACGCTCTCGCGATGGAAGCTCGATATAAGGATCAAGAGGGTGTTGAACGTTTGTTGCTTGAGCACATCACTCAACAAACACGCGAGGCTGGTCACACCATGGATTCGCGTAAGCGTGACGCACGCAATTTCCTAATCCCTGGTCTACTGCCTTACGGCTACTTGGTGTTGATGTACGGCGCTCCAGGGTGCGGTAAAAGCGCAACTGCACTCGCCTTGATGAAGCACGTCGTTGATGGAATCCCGTTTCGACTTAAAGACCAAGAAGTACCTGTAGAAGCTGGCCCGGTCATCTACTTCAACGCCGACATGTCGTCACTCGATTTCCACGAGGAATACGACCTACATGAGATTAAAAACGGACAACGGTTTCACTTTGAGCCCGACTTCAACCTCTACAGGCGAGCCCAATTTGTCAAGACCATGCAACGGGTCAAACCGTCGATGATCTGTATCGACAGCCTGTCGAGCTGCTCCGGTGCCAAAGCTGGTGACGAGAACAAAGCTGAGTTTGCGCAGCCTCTGTACTGGCTAAGCGCCAAGAACGGCGTTCTATGGCCTGCGTGCACCATCGTGGTCCTACACCACGCTTCAAAGGCCACAGGGGCTGCTAGAGGCTCCACAGCGATCGAAGCGGCGGTCTCTGAGGTCTGGAGCGTCAGCCACCCCGCAAAGGACTCTGGGCTGACCATCGATCAGCGCGTCATCAAGATCGGCAAGTCGCGCCTCAACCGCAGCGGTGAGTCTCTTATTCAGACCCAAAACGAAGACCTCACTGTCTCCTTGGTAGAAGCCCGCAAACTTGAGGAACTGCAAACCCGTGCTGGAACTGTTGCCGAACGGCTCATGAGCCGCCTGCAGACGCACCAGGGGTGGATGACCCGTAAAGACCTGAACTCCGACCCTCTGGTCGGTGGCAACGTCAGCGCAGTCCGTAAAGCGCTCCAGCGTTTGGTGAATCGGGGCGTGTTGGAGACAAGGCCGCTCCAAGGGGTAAAAAGCGGGTCTCCAGAACTGCAGTACAGAGCTTTACTCGTGCGCGGGGGCTTACAAAATGTGTCCCACCTACCTGAAACCCCTTGCAATGACTCACTTTCTAAGTGGGACAGTCCCACTCAGGACGAAAGTTGTCCCACTCAGGATTTGAACCCTGGAACGCCCAAGTGGGACAACTCCTCTGAAAAACAAGAGTGTCCCACTCAGGAACCTAGTGCTGGTGCGGAATCTGACCCAAGCGGGACGTTGTCCCACACCCCCCGCGCGAGAAGCGAAAAACGAACCCAATCGGAGATCGCTGACTCTCTGAAGCAAGCACGAGACTTGTGGGACTAAGTCGCGTAGCTTCGGGGTGCCCTCGGGCACCTCTTGCTTTCTTGCTTTCTTTATGACCACCAAGACACCCAAGAACACCAACTGGCCCAAGCTTTCTGACGGTCGCTACGAGCACTACAGCTGCTGGGGCGTAGCTGAAAACTGGCTCGTTACCGAGAAGACCAATCTTCTATTCGTTGCGATTGATGAGTCTTGTGAGGTTCCTGAGGGGATCTTCAGGGGCATGATCAGCACGCAGTACGAACCAGCGATCAATCCTGAAAACTGCCCCGTAGGTACGCAGATCAACGTGACGCTCGTAGAACCCACCTACACGCGCTTCTCAGACGGTATTGCCCACTTCAATGGGTTCAGAGACCTAGACGGTGCTGCAGGGGCGCTACAGAGCGTTTTGAGCAACACCCTGAACCTTCAAAGCTTGCGGTCCCCAGGACCAAAGGAAAAGCTTGTAATTAACGACGTCGACAAGGAAACAAAATTTGCATTCCTTGGGCGGTGCATGGCGCTCCAGCTCGATAAAAGCGAAGCCATTGCAGAGGCAATGCGCCTTTGGCTTAAGACACACTAAAAACCACTGCTAACATTTTGGGGGTCATACGGCCCCCTACTACAAAACAAACTCATGTCTTACTACACACAATTTCCAGATTCAACGTTGGATGCAGCTGAACGACTTACCGTAAAAGACCTGCTTGATTGCCCAGTTTTTGGTTCTTACGTCGTAAGTGCGTTCGGTAATGCGCTACAGAGCATCCACAAGTTTGAGGTCGATCAGGAGAAAGATGAGTATATGACCTTCAAGATTCATAAGCTCATGAACTCCATTCCGTACGACGTTCGTAAGGCTTGCTACGACGAAGTCAAGCAGCTCAACAGAGAGCGCTACGAAGAGAAACAAGACCGCAGAAGCCGAGATCCGCGTTACGCACGGTCTTGATTACAGGCTTCATCAGGTAGCCAGCCCTTACGCACCAGCTCTTTAACGGTGTCCTGTTGGCGCATATATAGCTGCATCAAGTCCACCGCGATTTTTTGCAGCTCTGGGGCGCTGTTGCATTTCTCAATATCTAGTTTGAATTTCTGAAGCGCAAAACTTCTGTGTGCTTCCATGGTCCAAACTGATTACTACTACATTATGTCTAGCCCCATTAGAAAAAGCCAGACTGGTGATGAAAGGTCGAAACGTCCCATGGAACTTACGACCATCACCTATTACACAATTTCTAAAGCTGAAGGTCTTTTAGCGATTGTCCGATACACCGCCTACAACCCCGACGGGTTGCCGGAACTTATCTGCGAAGACTTCTACAAAGACAGCCCTGACGAGTTCTGCAGGCTGGAGCGAGACGTTGAGAAAGCCCTAGTTAGCGGCATCGATGCCTCGGTCATGTCTCACTATGAGTCTGAGATTTTTCCGGTGATCTCCACCTATCTTACGTTGTAGGCTGCTACACTACACGAGTCCACTGCTCGCCACCCATGAGCGACATCATCCAAATTCAGCACCGCAAGCTTGTCCACGGACCTTGTGGTTGGTCTATTGACTTCACTGCTGTAGTCGACGACATTGTGCAAGTCTCGGCTGCTACACAGCACGAGCCAGCGCAGTTCGGTTCAGCGCTCTGTGAAGGCACCGTTCTGCTGGCTGACGACGACCCGCTACCCACAACGCATCAGGAGTTCCTTGAACTCGCTGACCTTGTGGCCGACTGGCAACCCATCACCAACAACAATTACTGAACCATGTCTCCCTACACAACCAACAACATCAACGAGATGTGCCTGGATCGCCTGCTCTATACGTTCCAGCAGCGCCTGCGTGTTCTTGTTAAGGAAGAGTCCCGTAAGCCGATGATGGATGCCCAGCCCGGCTGGGTCATGGAGATCCTTGAAGACGAGGTTCAACCCCTGATTGACAAGATCGTTGACTGGGAACCGACAGACGACGAGATCTTGGAGTACAACTCGTGCGGTACTCCTTGGCACGATGGCTGTAGATGATCTAGTCAGCAGACCCGCTCATTACACGGCGGGCAGATATGAAGCTATAGACGTTATCGAAGACGCAGTTCAGCACGCACCAGACCCAGCTTCAGGCTTTCTTCTCGGTAACACTTTGAAGTATCTGTTGCGTGCTTGGTTAAAAGGCAACACTATTCAAGACCTCTGCAAAGCCAGGTGGTATCTCAATCGACTGATTGACCGCCTGGAAGCTCAGAAAACTTTGACCCTGCAGCAGCAGCTAGTCAAAGACGCCCCACCGCCATTTGATGACCCTCTTCAATGACTATCCCAATTCACGACAACTCTCTCACCAGTCTTAGCACCGAAGATAAAATTTTCTTCGCCCGTACTGAAGCCGGTTGGTATCTCGACGATTCCGGTTGGTACGCACCAGATGGGACTCATGAGTCCAACTGGGGTGGTGAGTTTCCTGAAGAACACCTGTTTTAGATGACCTATCAAGTTCTGCACGGGGCGCAGCACCTCGAAAAAATTATTGCTGCCGAGACGGTTGCGTTTGACTCTGAGACGCTCCAGCTAGATCCTGAACAGGGCAAGTTACGTCTTCTTCAGTTCGGCGATGCAAAAACTAAAACAATTGTTTTGGTTGATTTGTTTGAAACGAGTGACGATGATTATGCGCTTGTCGATGAATTCTTTGAGCAAAGGGAGCGTAACTGGGTTGCGCATAACGCAGTGTTTGACCTTGGTTGGCTTCAGGAGTGCGGCTTTAAACCTAGGGGCACCTTTAGTTGCACTATGATTGCCAGCAAGTTGCTGCTCAATGGACTTCCTAACCTAAAGCACGGTCTTGCGCAAGTTGTAAAAAGGTGTCTCGGTAAAGAACTTGATAAAGAGCAGCAGGCGTCTAACTGGGGTGCTCAAGAACTTAGTGCTGAGCAACTTGAGTATGCGGCAAAAGATGTTATTGCTTTGCTGGAGATTTGGCCCAAACTGTTTGAAGGTCTGGCCGAACAACACCTAGTGGCTGCCTACGGTCTGGAGTGTCGAGCGCTCCAGGCTATGGCTCTCATGTGGAGAACCGGTCTGCACTGGAATCGTTCCAGTCTTATTCAGCTACGCGAGGATTACGAGCATGACATTAGGGCGCTTTCTAAGGAGTTCTTGTTCGACTTGGATACGGCTCTTCCAGAAGAACACAAGCTCCCCAGGGAGCAGTGCCAAAGATTGGATTATCTCAAAGCGAAGGTCACGGAGATGGGCCACGACGACCATGTTTATGAGAAATGGTACGAAGAGATCGAAACTCTTGAGAAACAACCAACGGTCTTTAATCTCCGGACTAAAGATGAAGGAAGTATTCGATTGGGCACAAAAAAGCACAAGGGCTTTAACCTTAATTCGCCAAAACAGCTTCTGGAAAAGTTCACAGCGCTTTTAGGCGAACCGCCAATCGATGGCAAAACAAACAAACCAAGCGCTAGCAGAACCGCGCTCCAGGCTTATGCGGCTGATCACCACGTTGTTCAGACGTATTTGCAGTGGAAAAAGGTTGAGAAACGTCGGCAAATGGTCGACTCAATTTTGGAGAAGCTTGATTCAAATGACTTTGTACGTGCCAGCTATCTGCAGCTCGGGGCTGAAAGTGGTCGGATGTCCTGCATTAAACCGAATCTGCAGCAAATTCCCAGGGACAAAGAGTTTCGCAATTGTGTTGAAGCTCCTAATGGTTGGCTGCTTGTGGATGCTGATTTTGGTCAAATGGAACTTCGACTGGCTGCTGCGGTCGCGAAAGACGAGAAGATGATTCAGGCTTTTAAAAACGGCGAAGACCTTCACACGGTTACTGCAGAAGCTATTGGTTGCTCTCGTCAGATCGCGAAAAGTGCGAATTTTGGACTGTTGTACGGAAGTGGCGCAAACGGGCTTCGTAACTACGCGGCGTCCAGCGGTGTCACCATGACCCTTGATGAAGCTGCTGACATCCGAAACGGTTGGCTCGATACGTACCAGGGGATTGCTGAGTGGCAAAAGCAAAATCAACGTGACGCCGATAGAGCTAAGGGCAATCCATCGATTCGAATACCTGTATCAGGTATGAGGCGGTTTTTGCCAGGTGATATGAACCGTCTAACAGTTCGGTGCAATACGCCGATCCAGGGAGCCGGTGCAGCGATTCTCAAATGCGCTCTTGGAAACCTTTGGTACGCCTTATATGAGGTTGGTGAGCTTGAAGCAAAAATCGCGGCCTGCGTGCACGATGAAATTCTGTTGCTGGTGCGCGAAGACAGAGCTGAATATTGGGCGTCCCAGCTAAAACAAATAATGGAGGACGCAGAGTCCAAGTGGTTGGGTGAGATCCCACCGTTGGCTGAACCCTCTATTGGTAAACGCTGGTCGGAGATTCATTGACATGGTGCGCATCCATCACACGTCCCAGGGGTGGAACCTGGTAGTTTCTGAAAGTCTGGGCTACTACAGTTCACTCGGTGATGTAATGGATGCCGCCTATGCCGCCTCTGGACTCAAGGGCGATCATTATGCGGTACCTCAAGTACGAGATTGCCCGAGCAACCACGGCGGATCTACAGCGGGCTGCTGAGTTTCTCGAAGGTGCCAGGGACATTCGTCTTGGCTGCCGTAAACAACGAACTGCGTCTCGTAAGTCTCAAGCGCAGGGGTGGCGTAAACACGTCGATGATTCAATTGCTTGGTAGCACACTGCTAAACTGTTTAGTAGTAGACAAGTGCGTCAATGGCTATTCGCCACGGCAATAAAACATATCTGCAAATTTTGCTCGATCCGCATCGGGCCAAATTGCTAATGGAAGTGGCTGAAAGCTTACAGGTTCGCCCCACCAGCTGGATCCGTGATGTGGTCTATCGTCAGCTGGAGTCTTGCGTTCCAGGGGATGCTTATGAGAAAGCTTTTAAAGCAGATCAAGAAGCCTGGCGCGACTCAGTCAAGCGCCGAGTCGATGGTCGTTTGAGACTCAAAAAAGAGTCTGAGAATGCAACAGAGGGCTAGCAGACGCGTTCAACCCTGCTACTCTACAAGCGCGTTAAATCATTCAATGCGCTACGCACTCAAGCTCAACGACACGTCTTATCTGGCTGCTTGTTATGAAGCAACTGGGTCTGGAATTAGACTCACTAATAACGCCGAAGACGCTTGCTCCTACGTCACCGTTGAAAAAGCACTTTCGGTCGCTGTTCAACTGAGTAAGACCTTCGATTCACCCCCGGTCGTTGTTGAAGTTGAGCACTGACAGTTTCTCGGCTTACCTCCAAGAGATAGGTAGGTACCCTCTGCTGACCAAAAACCAAGAGATCCTCTTGGCGCGTCAAGTTCAGGAGTGGCTCAAAAGCGACGACCCTAAAAGCCGTGCAGCTAAACGTGGCCAAAGGGCGTACCAGAAACTCATTAACTGCAACCTGCGGCTAGTCGTTTCGGTCGCCAAAAAGTACACGCACAAGATCAAACGCACGGAATTGTTTGACCTCGTTCAAGAGGGCAACATGGGGCTCGCCCATGGCATCAAAAAGTTCGATCCGGAACGGGGCTACGCTTTGTCCACCTATGTTTATTGGTGGATCCGTCAGAGCATTACTCGGTATATCGGCTCGAACGACAGGTTGATCAGGTTGCCCTCTCACGCTGTTGAGCTGCTCAACAAGATCAGAGCGTGGACTCCGATGTTTGAACAGCTGCACAACCGCAAACCCACGATCGAGGAGTGTGCTGATTACTGCAAAGTAAGTCCCGACAGGCTTATCGAATATATGGATAAGTCCAGCGATGCCACCAGCCTCGACATGATGGTCAAAGGCACCGATGGTGAGGTAGCTCTAATAGATGGGGTTGCTTCTGAAGTCGATGTTTTTGAAGAAGTTTGTGCTCTTCAATCACTAGAAGATGTCGAAAACTTATTGGTAAATCTTAATGATCGCCAAAAGTTTATTGTCAAAGGCGTTCATGGATTTAACACCGGCGAGCCTGAAACGTTCCAGGCTATTGGTAAGCAGCTAGGTATCTCCAGAGAACGTGCCAGGAACATCTACCACAACGTCCTGCGCATCCTTAAAATCCGGTACAACTTCACCTACAACCGCCAAAACACCAAAAATGGAATGCCCTAACTGCCTCAACGAAAACACGTTTGTTACTGCCGTGGAGCGTCATAAACAGGCGCAGAAGACACGTCGGTATAGGCGCTGCGATATGTGCGGCACTCGATTCCGTACAACGCAGTACAGCGAAGTCGTCGACGATGACGGGGAGCTTTGGCGTGCTGCTGTGCCTATGGCGCTGCGTCAACCTGCCAATAAAAGGCGTCGGCATCAGGTACAAAGACTGAAAGGTGTGAACAGCCCCGTCTCGTTCTTCACAGAACAAAACATTATCGACATCAGAGCACAAGGAAAAACTGGAGATTTCTCCTTCGACCAACTTGCAGAAATTTACGGTTGCAGCAAGTCAACGATCCGCCGTATCGTACGTCGGGAACGCTACAAAGAAATCCCCTAATGAGTGTGGAACTTGTCTGGGCAACGCCCGACGCTGAACGTCTAATCGTCAAGATGGCGCGGGTCAGTAACCCCGCCAATGAAGATAACTGGGAGACCGGACCAAAACTTATTAAGCACCTACTTAAACACAAGCACTGGTCTCCTTTAGAAATGGCTTGTATGTGCGTGAAGATTGAAACAGAACGTGATATTAGTGCTCAAATAATTCGGCACCGCAGTTTTTCGTTCCAGGAATTCTCGACTCGCTACGCTAAGGCGTCTAGAGCTGAGACTCCTTGGTTTCGTAGCCAAGATGCAAAGAATCGCCAAAACAGTTTCGACGACATTCACCCGACTAAACAGGCGGACTATCAAAAACGTGCTGACTACGTCATGGGTCAGCTTTTTTCTCTGTACGATCGGCTGCTTACAGACGGGGTTGCCAAAGAAACTGCTAGGCGCATCCTCCCCCTTTGCACTAAGACGACCATCTACATGCAGGGCACACTAAGAAGCTGGTACCACTACATCTCGTTGCGTACCAGTAAAGATACGCAGCTTGAACATCGGCGGATTGCAATCGCCTGCCGGGAAATCTTTAAACAGCAATTTCCTGTGCTTGCTGAGGGTGCATTTGATTAAACTTGCTACATGAAGGATTGTGAAATAGAGATCCAACAGCTTGACGGTGGGGTGTACCGAGTCTGTACGCCCTACGAAGGTATTTGTGTTGACACGAGAAGTGAACACAGGGCGAAGTCGGTGGCGGAGGCCATTCAGCGTTCCAGCCACCTAAATATGCGGTCTTCTCGGGCGGGCGACCAGTAATCGCGACTCCTAAACCACTCGACCCAGTCTTGCCCGCTTTTGTGGCTGTTACAGGAGAAGCAGCAGCCAACTAAATTACTCTGGTGCGTCTCACCACCTTTGCACTTGGGGTAGACGTGATCCAAGGTTGCGTTTTTGCCTAGGGGGTCACCGCAGTAGGCGCAGCAGTAGTCCCAACCTTGTAAAATCCTTTCGCGGAAACGGACCTTTGCCTGTTTCCGTGGAACAAGCTCAGTCTCGTGGATTTCGTGATCCATGCAGTTGCTTCATAGGAGATTTGCTGATCCCGTCCG